CAGGTGATACAGGCGCAACAGGTCCGGCAGGTGATACAGGCGCAACAGGTCCAACGGGTGATACATTAATAGCAACATCAAATTTTAACTATAATATTAAAGTTTATACAAGTGAAGATATTATAGGAACATCAACCGGCAAATTATACAACTTTAATAATGTTAATTATACTCTACAATTTAATTTATGTTTAATAGACACTGTAATACCATATAGCGGATTATTAATTTTAACTATTACTGATTTAGATATACCAACGGTCCCCGCTTTGTTTTCGTGTAATGTTGTATTTACACAAACTGTGCCCTTGTTTAGGTTTAATTGTTGTTTTGAACGAATAAACAATACGCAATATTTAGTAGATTTACGAACATCAACCGCAATAAGTTTTAGCGGGCATATACATCCTTTTTCATTAACATATATTATTTAAATAGTTAAGTTAATAAATAATATTTATTTTTTTTAATTTTTTTTTATTTTTAATTAATTTATAACATTAATATTAAAAATAAATATCTATTATAATAATAATAATAATAAAATTATTAAAACTTTAAATTATAATTTAATTACTTTAAATTAAAAATGGCACTTATGTATGGAGGCACCTTTTTAGGTGGTGGGCGTCGTCGTCGTGGTGGTGCTGATGGTGATGAAGTCGCCGCGGAGGCATTAAACCTACTAGCACCCGCAATACTACAAGCAAAAAAAACACGAGCAAAACCAACGAAACCGCGGGCAAAACCAACGGCAGAAAGTAAAGCAAAGAGAGCAGACGCAAAGGCAAAACGCGAAATGATTAAAGCACGAAAACTCGCAATAGATAATTATAATAATGTATTATCACAAGAAGACGTAGACAATATGCCAGATGATGAATACGCCGAAATAAGAAAAAAATTATACGATGACAGGGTTGAAAAAGGTCTAAACCTAAGAGACAGAATTTTAGGGCATCAAGCATACACAGACGCAAAAGGAGTAGCACGTAAAGAAACAAAAAATTATTTCGGGGCAGAACAAAGAATGACTGAAGCAGATAAAAATGATTTGTCAATGTGGTTATTTGAACGAGGATATGGCAACGGGGGGGCAATTCTACAAGGTGGGGCAATTTTACAAGTACAAGGTTCGGCACCCTTGGGCGGGCGTCGTCGTCGTGGCGGTGTTCCTATGGGTGGAGAACCGCTAGGCGGTCAAAATTTAGGTGGTGAATATATGGGCGGGCGTCGTCGTCGTGGTGGTGTTCCTATGGGCGGTGCGTGGTATGATGATTTGTGGTCCGGCATTAAGTCTATAGCACCTGCCGTTCTACCACTTTTACTATAAATATTTATATTAAATATAAATAATTATAAGATGTATATTATATTTATAAAACGGCATAGACGGTAGAGACGGTAGAGACGGTATTTTTTTTACTTTTTTTTATTTAAGATATTTATTATATTTTATTTATTTTTTTTTTGTAAAAGTCATTTTTTGCCGTCTCTGCCGTCTCTGCCGTCTCTAACCAATCAATTTTTCAAAATTTACGTAGTCGGCATTTTTTTTCTTTTTTTATTTGCTGTCTCTTACGTTGTTTTTGCTGTCTCTTCAATCAAATTAAAAAATAGTATAAATATATTAAATTAAAATTATAAGATGTATATTATAATTAAAGTTATATTTTATAATATAGGTTGTTTTTATTACTTTTTTTTTTATATAAAACAAATATTATTTTTTTCATCTATATAAATTCCACCTTTTCAAGTAAAAAATTTTGTTCTATACATTTATATATAAAAAAAATTTAAACTGAAAAAAAACACAAATTAAATTTATATAATATATTAATATTTTTTATAATGTCTTTTTATGAATTTTTAATTTCTAACATTAATATAAATAATTATAATATTTATTACAAAATGGCACTTAGTTTTAACAAAGATAAAGCAATAGAACACATAGCAATATTATATAAAAATAATAAAGAAATAAAAAATGTATATTTTATTGATGAAGATGATGACAATGACAAAAAAAAAGAAAAATTAAATCATATACGGTTAAACAATAAAGACGAAAATTTTTTTCCTGCTATAAATGATTTTGAAACAACACAACAGACACAAAAAATTTATATATGTGGTGAGAGTGGATGCGGTAAAACATCTTATATTATTGCTTATTGTTTTAATTTTCATAAATTATACCCTAATAATAAAATATTACTCTTTTCAAGTAAGAACGAAGACGAAACAATAGACAAATTAGACTATATAGAAAGAGTAAAAATTACAGATGATATGCTGGCACATCCTTACACACTCGCAGAAATTTCGTCCATCTCTAAACCATCTTTATGCGTATTTGATGATATAGAAGACTTTCCAAATAAAAAACTAACAAAAGAAATTGACAGACTTTTAAACGAAATTATAAGAAATGGGCGTTCATATGGTATATATTGTTGTTATACACATCACCAACCAAGCGACTACAAACAAACCCGCAATTTACTTTACGAAGCGACACACGTTGTAACATTTCCTTCAAGATGTGCCAAAAATTCATATGACTATTTATATAATAATAAATTACATCTTAACACAAAAGCAATTAACACCTTAAACAATACAAAAACCAATTTCGTGTGTATAAAAAAAAAGATACCAAAGTGCATAATTACTAATAATTATCTAATCTTATTATAATTACATCATAAAATGAATAATAAAAACAAATATAAATACCCTTTAAATGGTTTTGAAATGATATTTTTAAATCCTTCAACCCGTTTATTATCATATAACGATTTAAATCACATTAACAACGCTGACGAACTATTCGGCAATTATAACAAAGTTATTATATTATATTTATTACAATCAAAAACAATGGGGCATTGGGTTTGTTTATTTAAAGATAACAACAATTATATTAATTTTTTTGATAGTTACGGGCATTCTCCAGACTATGAAATAGACAAATTAACAGAAAAACAGCGCCAAGAATTAGACGAAAAACGCAATACAATACAAAATTTATTTAAAAAAGATGATGTAATTATATATAATAATAGACAATTACAAGGCAAAGGAACAGACACGTGCGGGTGTTTTGTTTCTCATAGATTACATTATTATAATATACCTAATAAACAATATAGACATCAATTTTTTAATGGTAAAAATCCCGATACCGTTGTTGCTAATTATTGTTTAAATAAATTAAAATATTTTAAAATGTAAAATAAAATGTATATATATATTAATAATAAAAAATTAAAAATATTATTTTAAAATGGCGACAGATGTTATTTATTACAACATCCAAATAAGCAATATTAATAAAACTAACTCCGGCAAAATTACAGGGGCAGACGCTCTACAATCACAATCACAAATACAATCCAACAACACACTACCAATTTTAACAGTCCCCGAAGATTATGTGGGGTCAATTGTGCGGTTCGCTGTCCCGTGTTTTAATATACCTCTAATACAATTTATAGTTCAAACACCAATAACAAGTCCGACAGATATAAATAAGGGTATTTATTCATTCACATTAGAATACAATGGCACATTTTCTTCTCAAACATTTTATACATTTATTCCTCAAGTTGAAAATATAACTCCTCCAAACAATCCCTCACAATTTCAAGACTTCTCTAGCGAGTATTATTTTTTATATAATTACGGCGAGTGGATACAATTCCAAAATACAGCATTAAATACAGCATTTTTAGAATTACAAACATTAGTGGCACCCGCATTAGCAACAGTGGACCCCCCTTTTTTTAATTATGACCCTATAACGCAATTAATATCTTTATATGTTGATAAACTTTTTTTCGACCAGAATCTCACAACACCAATTATAAAGATATATTTTAACAATGTAAGCGAGCAATATTTTAATGGATTTATATTTAACGATGTAGCAGTAGGGTCGGCAAATGGGGTAGACTCATATTTTAAAATTAGAAATTTTAACGGCATTAATATATCACCAGTAAATAACGCTCTTATTGTATTTTCTCAAGAATTCGTGTCACTCGGTTATCTATCACCCTTAAAAAATATAGTAATATCAACAAATATGAATATAGTGTCAGAGATATTTTTTATTTCTAACGCATCCGCATTACAAAATAGCGCATATTTAAACGTTCTAACAGATTTTATACCAGACCTAAGCAACGGACAAGAAGCGGGGGTAGGTAGTAAAATTTTTATATATAATGCACCATCATTATTTAGGGTGTTTGATTTTGTTGATAAACACCCTTTATATTCTATAGGATTAACCATTAATTGGACTGATACTTTGGGGAATGTCTATCCACTTACACTATCTAAAGGAACCGTAGCGAGTATTAAAATGATGTTTATAAAAAAGTCTTTTTATTCTAAAATTAAAGGAGGTAATATAAACGATTTTAAACACACAAGTGAGACACATTATAAAAAATATTGAAAAATAAAAAAATACTATTATACACTGTATTATCATTATTAAATTATTGTGATTTTAGTTATTAATTACAAAATCTAACGAGAAATCATTAAGAAGAACAGTATCACCAATAGCGACCATAGCACCTAACATATTTAACGGGATATAAAAAGCATTGTTATTAGTTGCTATATTTGCTATTGAAGTATAAGAATTACCGGATGTACTATTACCAACAGTAATTACGACATTAAAACTCGCAGTAGTCGTAGTGGGGATAGGTATTCCAGCACTAGCAATAGTAATATTAGTAGCACCAGAAGCAACAGCAGATGTAAAATTATTACAGAATATAGTGCATTTTCTATTAGTTAGAGCGGTTGAAACATATAAAATGTAATTACAACTAAATGTTGATAAACTGGCGCTTGTGAAAGCAAGAGAACCGATGGAAACATTATCACCACCACCACCACCACCACCCCCAAAAATCGGCACCAAGTCATTAATAATAGACGGGTTAGCAAGTAAAGTATTTATAGACATTTTAAATTTTTAATTTTTAAAATAATTATTATTATTATTATTATATTAAACATATATATTAATTTTATAAATTTTATTTTTTATTTTTAAATTTTTTTAATTTTTTTAATTTTTATTTTTTTATTTACAACATTATTTATAAAATTAAAATCTATATTAATAATAATAATAATTAAATTATTTAAATTCTAAACATTATTTATAATGGCACAATTTGCACGAGTAGTGGACACCCGTTTAGGGGCACACGATAACAGCACAATAAAATATGTTGTAGAACAAGGAGCACAAAATGTAAGTTATAATCCGCTTACCTCTTCAAGTCATTCAAATCAGTCAACAACCTTTAATTTAAATAATATCTCTCAATACGTGGCGCGGGATAGTAGATTAAATATTAGTCTTACAGCAACTATTTCTTTAGTTCTTGTAAATAGTACAGGGGCGTCAATTAATGCCGTTAATAGTGATAATTTCGGCGCACGTCAATTTTCTTTAAACAGAGCGGTGTCAAGTATTCAGCATAAAATTAACTCTGCTTCTTATACACTCCAGACAGGGTCAATTTTAGACGCTCTGGGACGTCTAAATATGGTATCTCAACACGCTAATTTTTATGATAACACGCAACCCGATTGCGTGGACGATTTTGCTAATGCTACAGGGTCTATTTTATCCCCTTTACAATCATACACCAGCACAGGCACCGGGAACGGGATGTTTAAACCCCGCACGCTAAATTATAGTGTTGTTGGTTCAAACAGCGTACCAGCAAACAGCACAGCAACTATAACAATTCAATACAATATTTATGAACCTATTATTAGTCCATTTAATAATATAGGTGATGAGAACTCCGAGGCGTTATATGGTATTAATGGTGAGTTGATACAATTATTTTATTACGCAAATTTATTTGATTGTATGTTTAATTATGTGGCGCCCACAGGTCTTACGGTCTCGGCATCTACTTCTGTTAGTCTCGGCAATTCGGCAACATTACAAGCAATATACCTAACCGCATACCCAGAAACACAAAAAGAAATTCCGCATACGTCATTATATCATTACAACGACTATCAACAATTTCAAAATGACATTGGGTCATTCGCCCCGGGTCAAGTTAAAAGTGGTCTTTCATCTCAGGTCACAACATTTACGAATATACCGCAAAAAATCCTTGTTTACGCCCGTGTGAGTGATGGTAGCAAAACAGCAAGCATGCCGGACAATTACTGCGTCTTTAATAACATTACAATCACATTTGATAACGGTCAACCGATGCTTTCCGGCGCATCACAAAATCAATTATGGGAGATAAGCAACCGCAACGGACTCACAATGGAGCGCGCAAATTGGTTAGGTAAGGTATTAAATCCTTCTTTGGTGGCGTCGGGTCTTCCTGCTATACACGGGTGCGGGTCTGTGTTGGTGATTGATCCCGCTATTGATTTAGGGTTAAGAGCAGATAACACAAATGGCAGTTCCGGACGATTTGTAATGCAAGTTATAAACGCAGTCATGCAAAATAACACATCGCAAAATTTCCCTTCTACTACTTTATTTGTTGTTGGTATAGCATCAGCAATTTTGGAGCGTAATGGCACAGAATACAGAAATTATATTTTATCTCTTCCGGATGATGTTTTTGAAAAAGCAAAAGAAATTGCTCCCGTGTCATTAGCATTATATAACAAGGAGAAATTTACAAATCTATTTTTAAGTGGTGGCGGTATTGGTGATTGGTTTAAAAAGGCGTTAAATTTTGGTAAAAACGCAGTAAAAAAAGTTGTATCACTGGCGAAAGATAATCCCGATATGGTGAACGCGGGGTTACAATTACTTAATCAACATTTAAACAAAGACGGCGGACGCCTCAAAATGATTAAAGGAGCAGTACGCAAAGGCGGAGCAAAAGACGTACACCCAAAAAAAAATATGGACTTATATTTTGAATAAACAACATTTATATAATAATGTATTAATTTTTATTTTTTATTTTCTAAACTATTATTAATAATGTTATAATGAATAACACAGATATTTTTAATTTCAATGATATTGAAATTTTTAAGATTACACACCCTAACAATAAAAAGTGCGATTTATTTTATTTACATCTATATATAAAAAAGATATATGAAAAATTTATAAAAAAACAAATGCCACCTATAATAAAAAATAATTTAAATGATGTATTTAATAATACTATAGAACCTAAAAATATAATATATTTGTTAAAACCTGATGAGATAAATGTTAATACATTTTTTACTATAGATACCTTTAAATTTTTCTATTATAAAATATAAGTCTTATATATTTTTATTAATTTTATAATATATAAAAAATTATTTATTAAATTATTTTAAATATATAAATTAAATTTATCAAAATTAAAATGTTATTATAAAGTAGTATATTATTATTAATATTAATTATTATATAAATTATTTAAATCTATTTACAATGAAACAACATTTTGTGATGGCATACGCTGGCAATAAGCGGGAAGAGGTAGAACAGATATACGACAATATAAATTTTACAAATATAACCACAATTATAGAACCATATGCCGGCACGTGTGCTATTAGTTACTATATTTCAACTAAACACCCTAAAAAATTTACTTATATTTTAAACGATTTAAATAATAATATGTATAAATTATATAATATTTTAAAGGATAAAGAACAAATTATAAAATTTGAGAAAGATGTGAACGACATAGCAAAAACAATAATTAATAAAGATACATATTTAAACATCATCAATAATAAAAATTGTGTTGTGGCGTGGTTCATTTTCAATAAAATTTATACAATTCGACCCGGGTTGTATAGATTAAATTATAAGTATAATTATATTAAAATTGCTGATTACCCTGTTATTTCTTTTTTTCAAAATGAAAAAATAACATTTACAAACGAAGAAGGATTAGAGACACTAAAAAAATATGAAAATGAAAAAAATGCCCTTATAATATTGGACCCGCCTTATTTGTTATCTTGTAATGACTATTACGACGAGGCAGAGACAAAACAACAAAATATATATGAATATTTACACAATAACGACATCAAGAAGAAAAAAGCAAAAATTACAATCATTGTGGCGCGTAATTGGATTATAGATTTATTATTTCAAAGATTTAAAAACAAAGTAGAATATAATAAATTGTATCAATGTTCTAAAAAAACGGTTCAGCATACAATAATTAAAAATTACATCTAAATATTACAAACATATTTAAAATATTCATCACATTGAAATTTACAATTTTTTATAAATGTTTTATACTTGTTAAACTTAAAATTATTGATGTATATATTACTATTTAAAATTTTATATTTTTTTTTAATTAAATAAGTATTATCAAAAAAATTATTGATTGTATTAATTACATTGTTTTTTGTTTCATTTTCAATATCAATTTTAATATTCTTGTTATTACAACATAAAATATATAGGCATGTTATTTCATTTAGAACTAAAAAATTAATAGTCTTATTTGTAATATTTAGTTTAATAAAATCGCCTAAAGTTATATTAATATCTAAATCAAGGTCCGTAATATTATTATAGGTATTTAAAGACATTTTTTTTGTTATATAAATAAAAAGTATATTATTATATTAGTAGTATTTTTTATTTCTATAGATAAATTAATATGTTAAAATAAAATGATTGAAAAATTAAATTATTGTATTGTAAAAATTAAAAATATAAATTTTATATATCGTAAAAAATAAATACATATATTATATTTTTAGTAATTTTTTATATATTTTTTTTTTTCTATACTTTTATATAGGGCGTTTTTTTTTAGATGAAAAAAACCTTTTTAAATAGATGAAAAAAATGAAAATTTAATTTATATAAAAAAAAAAAGTAAAAAAACAACCTATATTATAAAAATACACCTTTATTTATAAGATGTATATTATACTATTTTATTTACAATAACAATATTATATTTTTGTTGTGTTTCTTCTATACTTTCTTTTAATGTTGTTTTATTCCACAGCAAATTATAACTCCAAAACCCAGCAAATAAGGGATTATTAATTTTATCGTTCTTATGTCTATTTATATACAAATATTTTATATAGTCATCTTTATTAATTGTATAGTCTGTATACCCGGACTGCCCGAAATGTATGGTATTTATTTTATTTGTGATATTGTTTATAAATTTAACCATATATTTTTTTTGTTTATTAGTAGATTTATACAAATAAAAAATACTCATTTTTAATTATAACATATATATTAAAAATTATTTTTTATAACTTTAATATTGTATGAGTTTTCAATAGATGTTATTCCTTCTTCTATAGTATCTATATTTTTATTGAATAATAACCATCTATTCCAAAAATCTGCATAATGTGGATTTTGTATTTTATCAATATTTATATAATGTAAAATATTATTATTGTTGTATTCATCATTTTTATATTCTAAGTAATTTTTAACTGTTCTATTACCAAAATATAAAGATGTATATATATTATTATTATTAAAAAATGTAATCTTATATTTATATACATTATTATTGCTATGTTCTAAAATATATATATGTTGTAAATTTTCAAAATCCATATTTTAATTTTTTTATTTATTTTATTAATTTAATTAATTTAATTATTTAAAATTAATATATATTACTATTATAATAAGAATATATAAATATTTTAAAATTTAAATTTATTAAATTAAATTATAATAATGTCTATTATAAGAATTAAAACTGGCGGGGCGTCTGTTGCTTATACTAACAATGACGACGCATTAAACAATTTAAATGTTGTATTTTCAAAATTAAAAACATCATTAGGCGATTTACTATCACCGATAAGCGTAAAAAACTATGTCAATAAAATTAACCGTATTTCAATATTAACAGAAAATAAACCATTTACAAATATTAACTTTTTATTAGACTCTAATAAAGTTATAAACGATTTACAAAATTCACACTTGAAAAGCAAAAAGGATTATTTATCCGCTATAAGTAAGTTATTACAAGCAATGGAACAACCGCCCGAAATTATTAAAGAATACCAGAACGCAATGAACACAATGAAACAAGAGCAATATATAACACGTAATGAAAATATAGCAACAGAACAAAATGCCGAACGCTCATTAAATATGAAAGACATCAAAAAAAAAATGAACTCATATAAATTTACTAATGACGAAGAATTACAAAAAATATTAATAGTTAATTTTTACTTTGGTAATACTGAAAATTTGGTGCCTCGTAATGATTTAATTAATATGAAGATTATATCACCTACAAAAGCAAAAAAAACGTTAGACCCTTTATTTAATTATTTAGTTGTTAATAATCAAGGTAAGGCAGAAAAAATTATTTTAAACAGTTATAAAACGTTTAGAACATATGGGGAGCAATCTTTTAATATAAGCGATAATTTAACAAGATTATTATTTACATACTTAAAGAAGTTTAACAAACATTATAATGATTACTTATTTACAAGACGAGATGGCATAACGCCATATAATAATAGCACTTTTAGTCGTATTATTGAGTGTAGTATGAATGATGTATTAGGCACACCCATTAATATTGATTTAGTCCGCCAAATTGTAATAACTAACTTTCATAATTTAAACCCTTTAGCAAGTATAAATGAAAAATCAGCATTCGCCCGCCGATTCTTACACAGTAGCAGTCAAAATTTAGAATACATTAAACAAAATATTAAACATTAATATATACATCTTAATTTTTTTATAATATAGGTTGTTTTTTTACTTTTTTTATTTATATAAAAATAATTATTAATTTTTTCATCTATTTAAAAAGGTTTTTTTCATCAAAAAAAAAACGCCCTATATAAAAGTATAGAAATAAATTTTTAAACTGAAAAATACCGTAAATTTAAAAATATATAACAAAAAAATTTAAAAATTGGATGTAGATTTTAATAATATAAATTTATATTATTAAAATTATGATGTATATTATAATATATATTTAACTATTCTTTTATTATTATGTGTTTAACGTCTTCGCGTTTCAATTCAAAGAAAATTAATGCTTTATTTATATCTATGTTATAAGAGCGGTTATATTTATTTTTTACTTTATCAATGAAATTATTAAATTGTGATAATAATTTTTTACTGAAGGTGGGACTGCTTAATTCTTCATATTTATATCTTAATTTTTTTAAGTATTCAATGTATTTATTAAATAGTTCATTTACTGTAATTTCTAAAATTTGTATATATTCGTTTATTATTATTGCTTGTATTATTTCAATTTCTATAAATTCTTTTAATGGGTCTATATTAGTTAAAATTTTACTTTCATCAGTATTTATATTTTTTTCAAAATCAAAATTTATAATATCATCATCAATAAATAACTGTTTCAAATAATCGTAAAATATATTTAATATTTCATAATTAGGTTTATTTGTTGTATCGCCTATTATGTGATATAGATTATTAAAATATGTTTTTTTATTTTCATAATTTACATTATCTAAATTGATTACATAAAAGCGCCTATTTTTAGCACTTATTTCTACGCTGTTATATTCATTAGAGATTATTATATAATTTTCAAATGAGTTATAATTTGGTATTTTGTCTTTTCCTTTTAGTTCTAAAGCGTATGTGCTTTCTGTTATCGCTTCTTTTAAATCGCCCGCAAAAATTTTATTTTGTTTAAAATTCGCCTCATTTATACACACAAATAATTTGTCTCGTCTAAAATTACTGAATTTACCGAATAAATGGTCTATATTGGCGGTGCTTACGCAGTATTTACGCCCTATAATCGCCTCAATTAATAAATAAAACGTATTTTTTCCCATCCCTTCTTTCATACCTTTAATTATAAGAGCAATTTTTACCTTTTTATACGGCATCGCAAGCACATGAGCGGTGTAATTTAACAAAATTTTATATTGTTCTTTATTACGCCCTGAAATATCAAATAAAAAATCTAATAATATTTTTATTTTTGGTAGTCGTTCTGCTTGTGTTGTAGGTAGATTATTAAATTTATGTTTCAATAATTCATAACCCGTAAATGTATTATAGTCGTTTTTGTCTTGTGTTTCTAAATTAGGATTAAATACGATTTTATTATATGAGCGTTGTGCGGGGTCTTCTATCCAGTATTTAATAAACTTTTTTTTCTTATAAAAATAATTGATGTTGTTATAAGTGCTTATTATTTCTTTGTCGTCATATTCATTATATGTTTCATTTTCAATACGTATATACACAGGCGGAAATTTAATTTTTGCTATATTTTCTATATTTTCTATTTGGTTTTTATAATCATTGTAAATTATCGTTTCTTCATCAGGTATTAAAAAAGACGTATCAATAATAATGGGTTTATTAATAATTTCTAATTTTATAATATCATCATAATTATTACAATCTTTATATAATGTATTATTAATAAATTCACACCATTTTTTAATATCTATGTCAATTACTTGTTTATTTTTTCTAATGTGTAAACCGTCATGGATTAACGCCCCCACATCGTAATTTTGAGTTTTTACAATTGATATAAAAGCATTTAACATTTTACGCTCTAATGTTTGTAATATATTAGCGATTATTGCGCCGTCTATATTGTAGGTTTCTTTATCAATTATTTTTTTCTTTGTTATAACATCCTTTATTGTTTTGTTTTCATCTAAATTAATAATTAATTTGATGTTATTTTTAAGTTCATTAAACAACATAAATATAAAGTCTGTATTTTCAGTTATATTATATGTTTCTAAACACGAAATTTTACCATTATTTAATAATGACGTAAATATAGACTTAATAATTTTTTTTTTGCTTTCATAATCTAAGTCAATAAATTTAATTTTTTCTATGCTGTATGCTTCGGGGTTGTTATCAATGATATTTTTAAAAATTTTATCTCTGTTATTAATGTATTCTAATATATGAGTTGTATTTTTAACATTATTTTTTATTAATTCATTGTAAAATAAAATATAATGACAATTTTTTACGTCGTAATCATCATATATACCGTGTATTAATAAATTTCTAATTTCAACGTACATATTTGTAAGTGAGTACCCTTTATTATATTTAGTTGTATTAACATAGCGCCCATAATTTAAGGATGTATATTTAATTTGTGTATTATCACTAAAAGCAAATAACAACAAATATTTTTTTAATGAGTTTATATTATGGCGAACCATTTTTTTTTTATCATCATTAATTACCTCTTTTTCTTCGTCATTTTCGTCTTCGTCATCTTCTTCGTCTTCATCGGTTTTTTTAGTCTTCTTTGTGTTCTTCTTAACTGTAGGAAAATTTAACAAATCGTAATTTTTCAATTTAACCGATTGGCATAATGCATGTAAATTCTTGACATTAATATATTCAGTAGAATAAATAGTGTTATTATTTATAGTATTATCAAAAATTGAAATATTAGACATTTTAATATTTAAGTTGTAAAATAAAGTTTTTTTTAAATTATATTTTATATTATATTAATATTTTATTTTATTTTTTTTTTTTACTATATATATATCAAATTTTTAATATATTATATGTAATTTTTTAATAAATTGATTGATAAAAAAAAATTTTTAAAAAAAAAAATATCGTAAAAAATAAACTTTTGTAAGAATATATAAAAAAAAAATGATTGATAAATTAAAAAAATTGATTTAAATATATAAATGTTTATTTTTTTAGATAGTTTAGAAAATCAGTGCGGGGGATGTAAAAATAAGCGTATTTTATAATTTATATATATGTCTTAAAATTATTTATTTATTTAATATATATGTTTTACAATTTTTATATTTTTTAAGCATCATTAATATATTGTTTGTTTCTATATCTTCTATAGTTTCTATAGTATCTATTTTATTAATAGTTTGTAATTTGTTATAGTCGTTTATTTCTTGCTTACGTATTAAATATTTGTCTTTGTTTTTATCGCTTATTAAGTCTTTATTTTTTGCTTGATATTTCTTAATAGCGTTTAATGTGTATTGAGGTGTTTTTTTTTTAGTATCCATATTATAACTTTTTTTTTAAATTATTTAATATTTAATTATATTTACTATATATAAATATTTTATTTTTGTTTATATAAATAAAATAAAATAATTTTACTTGTATATTATTATAAATTCATTGTATATTTAAGTATTTATTTATATATCTATCGTAAAAAATAAATAATTATAAAATTTTTTAAGATGTATATATATATTTATAAAACGGTTGAGACGCCAGAGACGGATGAGACGGCATTTTTTTCGTTTTTTATTTAAGATATTTATTATATTTTATTTTTTTTTTTTTTTTATAAAAAGTCATTTTTTGCCGTCTCTGCCGTCTCTGCCGTCTCCAACCAATCAATTTTTCAAATTTTACGTAGTCGGCATTTTTTTTCTTTTTCTGTTTGCTGTCTCTTACGTTGTTTTTGCCGTCTCTTCAATCAAATTAAAAAATAGTATAAAAATATTAAATAAATTATATAAATGTTTGTTATATCTCAGTAGAAATAATTATAGGATGTTTATTTATAACTTCATTATTAATTTCTAAAGTGCTATTGCTTCGTCTTTCTGGCGAATTATCACAATCACAACACACCCCGCTTTGCGTCTTTATACACTCACTTTTTTTTATAGATTTAAAAATCATCGTCGCCAGTGCTAAAATACCCGTTATTATTGCTGTAGTTAATAATGCATTATTATCTGCCATTGTAAATTTAAAAAATATTTATTATATATATACAAGTTTTTTTTTTAAAAATATATATGTATAAATTAATATTATAAGATGTATATATAATAAAAGGTGCATTTTATAATTTACATCTAATTTTTACTTTTTTTATTTATATAAAACAATTATTATTTTTTTCATCTATTTAAAAAGGTTTTTTTCATCTAAAAAATTTTACCCTATATAAAAGTATATAAAAAAATATAAACTCAAAAAAACATTTAATACAAATATACAACATATATATATATACAAATTAAAAATATTAAAATATTAAATAATAATGTTATTTTTAAATTAAAATATTATATATATATAATAATATTAATATAATATAACATACATTATAAAATGAGTTTAGAGAATTTAGTACGACACCCTAAAATTTTAAATGAATTAAAAATAATTTTAGGAGGCATGACAGGTGGAACAGGTCCGGCAGGTAATACAGGCGGAACAGGTCCGGCAGGTAATACAGGCGGAACAGGTCCAGCAGGTAATACAGGCGGAACAGGTCCAGCAGGTGATACAGGTGGAACAGGTCCGGCAGGTGATACAGGCGGAACAGGTCCGGCAGGTGATACAGGTGGAACAGGTCCGGCAGGTGATACAGGCGCAACAGGTCCGGCAGGTGATACAGGTGGAACAGGTCCGGCAGGTGATACAGGTGGAACAGGTCCGG